TGAAGAATTTGAGAAGTCAATGAGTGGTATTTACACAACCTCTGTGAACCAATCTACGATTGATGAAAGTCCTATGGCGTACAAGCCTATTGATGAAATTGTGGAGAACATAAAAGACACAGTTGAAATTCAAAAAATCATCAAGCCTATTTATAATTTTAAGGCTAGTGAATAGCAGATAACGTGAGGTAGTTTATGGAAAATCCAAAAGTAAGAATAGAGAGTGACGGAAACGTTACTGAGGTTTACATAAACGGCGAAAAAGTTAAAGCAGGAACAATGGTTGACTTTCATTTCCGGCATGATGTGTTTGAAGATGAACCAAACAGAGTTTCTTGTACTTTGACTCAAAATATATTAGACGATAGATATCGACCAGTTTTTAAAGATGGTGAAATCGTAAATCAAACTTTGAAATTATTATAAATTCTACGGCACATACAAGTAGGTATGCGCGACACGCAAGCAGGCGTTCTTTTTTATTACGAAAGGGGCGTCTGCTTTCTTTATGGCATCAATCGAGCTGAAAAACACCATAAAAGATTATGAAAATTACATAGAAAAAAACGGTATCGTGGAAGAGGCTGTGAACGCATACAGTCAAGCGACACAGGTGGCATTCGCAGAGGGAGATATCGAATATGCGCTGAAAGTGTCGGCAAGGGCGAAAAATCTGATTGAACAGTTTGTGATAAATCAGACCGGAGGTACTTTGTGGGATTTGGAAAAGTACGCCTTTGCTAACAAGACGTGGTACGGAATACTTGACACAAATTACAGCATCTTAAAGCTGGAGGCACAAAACAAGGTGCTGGACAGTTATCTCTTGTATTTGGAGAAGAAAAGAGAACCACGTGAAAGATTCTATGCTCCAAAAAGAAAGCAATTTGCGAAATTTGGGCTTATTGAGGCGTACCAAGGGGCAATTGATGATATATATGACATAATCTGCGTTTCAATGATTCCGGGATCCGGGAAAACGACACTTTTAAAATTCTTCAATTCTGCGGTAATAGGCTGGTATCCAAATGATTACAATTTGTTTTATTCGCATAGCGGAGATATTACAAGAATGTATTATGACGGCGTATATCAGATGGTGACCGATGAGCAGGAATATTGTTGGAGTGATATTTTCCCGGATTTAAAAGTAACATCTACCAACGCGAAGATGCAGCAATTTAATATCTCAAAGTACAAACCATTTCCATCGTTGCAGACAGCGTCAGTCGGTTCGGAGAATGCCGGAAAGGTAAGGGCATCAAAATTCTTACTCATTGACGATATGATTGGAAAACTGGAAGAGGCATTGAACAAGAATTATCTTGAAAAACTATGGGGCGCATATACCGTAGACGCAAGGCAAAGAAAGACAATGGATAGTGATGGTAAGCCTTGCAAGGAAATATTAAATGCAACGCGGTGGAGTACGTTAGATACGATTGGGCGAGTGATAAAGATGTATGGGAACAGTCCAAGAGTTAAGGTCATTTCAATGCCGGATATAGATCCACAGACAGGAGAGAGCAATTTTGACTATGAGTTTGGCGGTTTTACAGTGTCATTTTTCATGGATCAGGCTCATCTCATGGACGATGTTTCATACAAATGTCTTTACAAGCAGGAACCAATAGAGCGAGAAGGTTTATTGTTTCCGGAAGATAAAATCAGACGGTATCTTAATTTGCCAAGTGAGAAACCAGACCTCATAACTGGACAATGCGATACAAAGGGAAAAGGAACAGACTACTTTGTTTTGCCTTGCTTGTATCAGTATGGAGACGATTATTATTGTGTTGATTGTGTTTGCGACAACACGGCAGACTACGAACAGCAGTATGAGAACTCTGCAAACCTTATAGTCCATCACGAAATGCAGGAATGCGATTTTGAGCGGAATGCAGGAGGTGACAGGGTTGCAATGGAAGTAAACAAACGTGTTGAAGAAAAAGGTCACATATGCAATATAACTGACACGCCGACAGAGACAAACAAAGAAGCAAGGATATACCAGTGTTCAAACTGGATATTGCAGCACGTTATTTTCAAAGACCAGTCGCTATACAGTCCAAAAGAGCAGTACGGCGTTATGATGTCTCTGCTTTTGGGATATTCAGTATCAGCGGGAAAACAGCTTGATGATGTGCCGGACGTATTCTCAAACTTTGCGGTACGAGTGACAAAGAAAAATAAAGTTGCAGAAGTAAAAGTAATGTCAAGGTTTTTTTAGCGGAGGGTTGTTATGACAACAAAAACATATTTACAGCAAGTGGCACGATTAGAGAATATGATTCAAAACAAATTATCTGAAATATACAAGTTAAAGACAATGGCTTGCAGCGTGACTGTATCTAATGAAAGTGACAGGGTGCAGACTTCTTCTGACAAGGACAGGCTGGGTAGTACAGTTGCAAAAATTGTTGATTTAGAGGAAGAGACAGACATCTTAGTCAATGATTTTTTGGATATCAGAAAATGTATAATCTGGCAGATAGACTCTATGGAGGACAATGATTTTTACAATGTGCTTTCTTTGCGGTACATTGGTGAGAAAACGTTTGAAGAAATTGCAAAAAGCACAAACTGGAGTCTGCGAAAGGTATTTATGATTCATGGACAGGCTTTACAGGAGTTTGAAAGGCTGTATGGGAGCGAATATCTTGAAAGTGTGCAGTAGTTTGCACATTTTTGCATAATATTGCATAGTTTTTCATATTTACGCATAATACATTTTCAGTTATGATAAATTCAGCAAAATGGACATACAATAATACATTGACAAATCTCCTTCAACCAAAAGGCATCGTCAGAAATGGCGGTGCTTTTTGCATTTCAGAAATGAGGACAGAATGGAAAAGAAAACAATATACTGCCCCATATGCAACAGGGCGGTTATCCATTATGACGGCAGGCGGTCAACAAGGATTTCAGCGATATGCAGGAAATGCAGGAAGTTGATCACATACGAACCAAAGACAGAAGAATTGAGGATTAGTGACTATCCGCTGCGGACAACGGCAAGCGGAATGACGTTTTACTAGAGGTGTAGGAAATGATAACAGCAGGCAGAAGAATGATATTCACCGATTATGACGAGGTGACAAAAGAGAATATCCTTGACATTATCGACACGGCATTTCCGATACACATGGAGAATGTCAGTGAAGAAATCTTTCTGTTTGATTATCTTGCCGGAATACAGCCTATTAGAGACAGGGAAAAGGAAGTAAGACCTGAAATCAATGAAAAGGTTGTTTTAAATCTTGCAAGCCGGATTAAGAATTTTAAAGTCGGATATGAATACAGCAGTCCTATCACGTACATACAAGCCGGAGAGGTTCAGGCACTTAAAGGAAAACTTGCAAAAATAATCAACAAGATTTTCAAGAAAGATGAAAGTATTAAGGACGATTACCGCATAACGGCATTAAATGAAATGTTAAGGGAGCAGAGCAAATCATCCAAAGATGTGTTGCTTGCTGACAGTTTTAAATCTTGCGGATTAGGCTACAGACTTATATTGCCAAATGACAATGAGAATGAACTGTCACTGTTTAAGATCACAACGCTTAACCCGACAATGGCATTTGTTGTTTACAAAAATGACGCATTTAGGGAGCCTATGTTGGGCGTTACATATAGCATTCTGAAAAACGGAACGATTAAGATTGGCGCGTGGAGCAGGAGAAACTATTTTGAAATCACACGTGGAGTTGGGTTAAATTCGCACAGTGAGCCAAATTTTAAAATGACTCCGTGGGTATATGGCGAGATTCCGGTTGTTGAATATGCAAACGAAAGAAATATTCAGGGAAGAAGTTTTGCTTGCTTTGAAAGCGTTATCTCCATACTTGATGAGTTAAATGTAGTAAATTCAGACAGGGCAAACGATATAGCACAGTTTGTTCAGTCTTTGTTATGGTTCCATAACTGCGATATTGACGATGAGGGAAAACAGAAACTTGTTGATGGAAACGGACTGATTGTTACAAAATCAACAGGAGATGGAAGAGACGCGAAAATCACATATCTGACACAGACTTTGAATCAGTCGGAAATCCAGTCATATGTTGATTATCTGAAAGAAGAAAGCCAGGAAATCAGCGGCGTACCTATGTTTGGCATTTCAACAGGTGGTTCAACTGGAAGTGCCACAAGTATGAGTAACGGATATTCCGAGGCTGATACAAGGGCGCAGACAAGTGAGCAAGAATTTGACCAGTCGGAAATGAGGTCTATAAAGGTAATGCTTGCGATTGCGAGACACGATAAGGACAAGGACGATGCTGATATCGGAAGTCTTAGAGCGTCAGATGTTGGTATTAAGCATTCACGGAATAAGACATATGACCTTGCGACAAAGGTAAATGCGTGGGCTACAATGGTTGACCGTGGAGCGGATTTACTTCATGCCACTACAATAGCCGGATTTGCCACAGACCCACAGCAATTTACGGTTGACAGTAAAGAGATGGTGGAGAAGATTCGCGGAGATAAAACAACGCCTGCAACAAATGAGCAGCAGACAAGCCCTGATTCTTCCAAAATCATGCAGGACGCAAGCGATCAGCCGCAGCGCAGTCCTTATGGAGAGATAAATTGATATGCCAGAATCAATCGACCAGTTAAATGTACTTCACTTCCGGCAGTATTTTAACAGCATGGACATAACAAAAGAGCAGAAAGAAGAGAGAATAAAACTTGCGGAAGAGATAGAGGAAGATATTTTCTTTTTGTTTGATTTGATAGCCATATCTGACATAGAAAATGATTTTGAAACAATCATACAGAACTTTAAGCAGAGATACAAAAGAACAATATCAAATGTTGGAGTTTCTGAAGATTGGATTGAGAAATATATACCGTTATTTGCTAAAAACACATTAGAGACAACAAAAAACCGCATTGATGATGAATATTATTTATCCAATGACAGGGCGGTATTGATTGCAGAGAATGAGGCAACAGAAGTATATAACGCAAGTGATTATTTTAAGGCAATCAAACAAGGCAAGACGCGGAAACGTTGGCTTGATTTAAAAGACAACAGAGAACGCAAAAGCCATTTACTGGTTGGAGGCACAACAATTCCAATCAGGGAATATTTCAAAGTCGGAAGTAGCTATATGCTATATCCGCATGACACTGTCAATGGCGATATATCGCAGACAGCAAATTGCAGATGTTCAATTTTATATCTTTAAGTTAATCAGACGTTGGAGAAATCCAGCGTCTTTTTATATGCGCTAGAGACAGCGCAATACAAATTTCGCAAACGTCAGAGAAAGACGGTAACGAGCAAATTTCAAGAAAAGAAAAGAAAACAGAAAGAAGAGGTAAACATTATGGATTG